CGGGTGGTGGAGTCTCCTCCGCCGCCCTGCAGCTTGTGTGATAAAACCCCACAGCACCCAACGAACCACCGGTCTTTAAAGAGATATGGCCAACCAGCTCATATCCCAAGACGAAGACACGAATTTCGTAACCTCATTGTTTTCCTGTTGAACTACTTCTTGAGCCTTAGTAACCACGTTATGGGACCATCCTGTAACAGGTTCAGACCGAGATGCAATACTGCCATCAGGGCGAACATACAGATACGATCTAATTGTGCGTGGTGATTCAGGGCGAGTCCGCCAGTACTCGAGCCAAAGATATCCATCGATGCCTTTAACAGGCGTCGACGGTTGGTCGACTACAGCGATTAGGTGGTGCTCGTTAAACGTCGCGTCAACATAAGTTGCGCCCTTAGAGGTCTTGTATATAGGAAACTTTCCAATACGTACTACGGAATCCGGCGTATCCCAGCGTGAAATAAGATGATCGTTAGATGTCTTATGATGCACGTAGATACGATCCGACTTCTCGTAGTCGCCAGGATCGGCAACCATACAAAACGGAAAAGGGTTCTTACGAACTTTGACGTCACGTTCGCCAGAGGTCCAATCGGCAAAAATCTGCAATTCACGTCTGTATTTTTGGTAATTAAATCCAGGCAACTTTCTGAATAAAACTTCAGAAAGGTATACTTGCCGTAGATTTAGATAACCTAGAGAAAGACATTGATTTGCTGCGCCGATCAGGCCGCTTATGGATTCAGGCAATTCTTCACTGTATCCAATAAGTTTGGGGCGATGAGGTGTTACTTTCTGTCCGTATATCGCGTATATGCCACAAGATTCACGCCCTACATAAGGGGTGCTGAAGCTTTTACTCGCGTTAGGCAGGAAGTGAAAGAATTGAAGTAGTTTGTGTAAGGCGTCATAACTAGTCGTAGGAGATATAATATCATCACCATAAACTAGGAAAGTTTCGCCCTCACAGACTCGCTTCCAAAACTTGGTTGCGAGTCCTAGGATTCTACCCTCTGAGAGGCCCGGGATGCTTTCGAAATGGTGTAAGGCATGCGCAGCAACTGCGATAGCCAGAAAAACAACACACTCAATCGGGAAACATACCGGACTACCCATAGGGTAGGCTTTCGTTACAGGGTACACATGCCCTTTATACTCGATACCCTCTGCTCGGATAGGAAGGAGTAAATCCAACCAGCCGGGCGGGAAGATATCTTGTATTAAGGATAGAGGAACACTATCTGATGCTCTACTAAGATCAGTGGTGGCGAGCTTGTCGTCTGATGAGGACGCCAACGCGGCAGTTGCGTTAACGGTTTGATCTTGAATAAAGATCTTATCGCTCCCGTAGCCGCGTAGGATGGCTCGTTCCAAGGCATGGCGAATGCCCTGCCAATCAGTTGGTAAGAGGCAGGTTCAATGGCGATAAAACGCCTTGCATTTGCGTCTTTTGCCACAATCTTTGCACGTGAGTAATAACTACTCGTATACGTGCGGATTACCTTCTCAGGCTTAAACCCGTCAACTGCCAAAAGTTCTCGAAGATTAGTCGGGACAAAACCCTCTAAGATTTGATAACACCTCTCAAGTGTCTGCTTTACATGACTCTTGCAGAATCTACCTGAGCTGTCACGACGGATTTGCAAGTCCGAGGCAACTAGTGCAACCTTATCAGCAGGAGAGTAAACGCCTACCTCCTTAACAGATTTCGGACCATGATGGGGTGTGAACCCGAGCATATCCGGCGTCCCGATTATTTCG